TAAGGGTTGCCATAGAAGCACCAACGCCTTTCAAATCCATCCCCATACCTTTGGCAAATGGCAAGACTTGCCCCATACTTGCAGCAAGTTCTGACATTGTTGTTTTACCAAGCTTAACAGTCATGAATAATTCATTTGAAACCTGGGTGACATTATCTGCGTCTAAACCTAAAGCATTCAGCGAGGTTGTTAATAAGTCTGCAGCTTCAGCGGCACTTGTAACACCTCCAACTGCTAATCTTGCACTAGCATCTAAAACTGCTGCAGAATCTGCTGCATCACTAAACCCAGCTGAAACAATATCATATCTTGCTTTGCTTAATGAATCAAGAGCCAAACCAGAAGAGGTTGAAACGCTTCTTAATTCATTTGACATTTGTTTTAATTTTATATTTAAGTGCTCAACAGGCATATCATCCATTAAGGTAGATATTTCTAACAGGCTTTTTTGGAAATCGCCAGCCATTTTTGTAGATAAAGCACCTATACCTAAACCAGCAACAGAAGCAGCCTTGCCAACAGCACTAACTGCACCACCTACTTTCTTTAATGCTGCTCCAGTTTTCTTTGCGCCTTTTTGGGTTATTTTTATTACGACATTTTTAGCCATGCTCTTTCCGATGATTATTAATGTTTTCTATTTCATGCTCAATAATAGAAAAACAATCAACCTTAAATACAGATAATGATTCTAGACTAGCACCTAGTGGAATATTATATTTTGTGACAAGTTTATAATCTTGTATCATTTCCCAACACCAATTATTTATGACCAGGCTAGGAGTTGTAAAAAAAGGCATTTCATAATATAATGTTTGACCAACGCCAAATTTCCTAGTCCCTTCCTGGCTAATTACTTTTTCTATTTCTTCTAAAACATCTTTTTCATTTTTAAATAGTTTCTTTTTATTACTGACAGGCGACCGAGCTGTGTAGGGGAATACAAAATTATCATTATTCGTAAACCCTAATTGACTGAACCATACTGCACACCTCAATCGCCAGTAGAGTTTCCCTGGTCTATGCCCATATAAGCAATGATAATCGCAGTAAGAACTTCATCTTCTTCTAGGGCAGTTAAGCCTTTTAATTTATCATCAGCAGTTTTATCATCTCCAAAAGCCAACAAAGTAAATTCATCTGCTAGTTCATGCAACTTTGCTTGATCTTGCTCAGCGAATACTTCTTTTACTTTTTTATAATGTTTCCTGCGTTCTTTGCGTGTGATATCATTAACTTCAAACTCTCCATGCTTTGTATCTACTACCATTGTTCTCCCTTTTAGTTAATTACCAGGCTGTTACAGCTTCGTTCTTAAATGATTCTAGCTTAAATGCTTCAGTAGAACCATTTTGAACACATTCAAATTCAAGCGTATGGAATACACCACTTTCACTAAGGTCTTGACCTGGATCGCCTGTATATTGAATTTCTGCCGTAATGTTCATTTCACCTTCCGAACTTACTGTGCCGTCACCGATTTTAATTGCAAGGCTTAATGTATCGCCATCAAGAAAGTCTTGAATAACATTATTATCTTCACCATAGTCAAATTCACTATCGTATTTAATAGTCAAGCTGCCTGTTACTGCGTATTCTGGGAATACATAAGCTTCAGCGTTTCCATTTGTATCAAAGCCAACTCTATTAACACCATTTGCGATATTAAAAGAAAAAGCCTTCATGATAAATGTTTGAGTTGCATTACCTTCAACATCTAATGTTCTTGTATCAGCATCTAAGACATTGTAATAAGTTGTTTCAGCAGCTACCCAAGTCCCATCAAATGTTTGTTCTAGAACAGTTGATGTGCTTAGTGGTGCAGAAAAACCGCTAAAATAATTTCCGCTAATAGAAACCATCCCATTATTCGCACCAACATCTCCAGCAATAGTTAAGTCTGAGCATACTACTCCAGCAACCTTAATACCTTCGCCTGCGGCTGGATAATAAGCCAGGTTGCATGAATGTGGAATACCGCTTGATATTGTTCCGCCAATAGAATCTGCATTACTTGAGCCGTCTATTTCCATTTCATGAACTGTGCTTCCAGATGTTGCGCTTTCTTGCCCAACCAGCAATGCGTGCTGTGCAAGTGTTCTGGGAGTTGCAAGCATATCAAAAGGCATTGTAATCGTACCGCCTCTTGTGTTTACAACTGTATCGGCTGCGTTTTTTACGCTACCCCTACCACTTAACAACCTTGATTCCCTAAGGATGTTGAATGTGGGTTTTTGAACCTGGACTACTGGTTGTGTTAAATATGCAGTACCATCAGCACCGCTTGAATCTAAACCTACCCCGAAAGATGTCTCAGCTTTTAAGCCGTATTTAATACCACTTACAGGGAGTACTCTTGTGTCAGCCATTATTTAGCCTCCTTATTTTGTTTCTTGTTTTTAGCCTTTACTGCGAAGCCCATATTGAGCAGTTCGTTTGCGGCATCTTCAGGTATTTCAACTACTTCACCGTCCCTGAGTTTATTTAGTGAAGCCTTGTCACAAAGTACTCCATTTGGATTTACCCTGTGAAATTTGTTTTGCCTTGCTTTTACTTTCATTAGATCACCTCTATATTTTGACAATTAAATATTCCTATCCCTCTTAAAAGTGTTTGATCATCTTCATCTCTTTCATATTCAATACTAGAAATGTTTGCATCAAACCAAGTCGCCCCACTTGAATAAGATGAATTGTTATGCACCAACCTTTTAAGTCTTTCCATTGTGTTACTGACTTGTTTCATATTGTTTTTCGTATATTGACCGCCAATCTTTAATTGATAATTAACCTCTACATTATACTCTCTATGTGTACCAGATGATAAATTTACAACTAACTCATCAGAGCTTGGCGTTAGCATAAAAGACTGAGGGGGTTTATGCTCATCATAATAAACAGCAATAGAAAATTCATCATTAATTAATGTTGCTAATGTTTCCATAATATCATCATAGATTGTATTTGAATAAGTAATTGCCATTAATATCTACTTGTTGCTATTGTTTTAATGCTAGTAAAAGACTGGTCTAATACTCCACTTACCTCTAATTGCCATTCATCATTGGTGGTATATAGTCCTGGGGCAAACCTTACCCACATATTATGTCCCACAGATTGCCAACCACAATCAATGATCTCAGCATTTGTGTCTTGATTTAATTTTAAACCTTTTTCATTTCTGGTGAATGTAGAATAAGTGACTGATGTGTTTTCACTCCCTGCTGTTATCGTTCCACCATTAGCAATTAATATCTTTATAAGATCCCATTGTGTACTAGCTTTTCCTTTTACATCTACTACACCCCCTGTTGTATTGGCATTGACAGTAACAGGGGATAAGATACCTTTATATTTTTGCTCTGATTCACTACTATAAAGACTGACCTCACCTTTTCTTAACATATCAAGCCAACCTGTTCCTTCTTCATTCATTGCTTGAGATTTTATTAAGTCAGCTTTTTCTGAGTCATAAGGTCTTACAAGGGATTCAACTGCCATAACTGCTGTGCTTCTTACTATCATTTCAGGATAATCGTTCCCTACAGCATCAGCAGTTCCAACTCCTTTATTTGGGTATATGGGGAAGGGTAGATAATTTCTAATAAAATCACTTGCTCTCTTTACTGCTTCAGTTTTAAGTGTTTCCCAATCTCTACTAGCTTCAAATACTGAACTATTTAAGGCAGATACAGAAGAAGATGCTAGAAAAAATTGAAAAGAATCTGTACTGCTACTGTAATTGTATTCATTATCAGCATTAGGTGTGTCAGTTACAGCACTCATTTCAACTCCATCTTTATATAGCTGTTCAACATAGCCTGTGTTCAATAGCTGATATAGGTTAGTTGTATCTGTAGTTATAAAATTACTTGCTAAAACTCTTTTATGGTCATATTCCCCTAAATATGGCTCAACAAATAGTAGGTCTGTAGTTGTATCACAATAGCTTTCATGGTATGTACTCATGCTCTTGCCTCTGGTATATAAGGTTCATATTCAATTATTTCTAAATCTAGGCTTCTTATGCCTTCTACTAAATATATCAACATTTCTTTTTCATCAATGCTTGTATTATCTAGGATAATATTTGACAGGTCAATATGCTTTGCAACCTCTTTACACTTCATAATAAGCTCAAAAGCATTTTTATCACAATCTTTAGTATTTATTTCCGTGATCTTTTCCATGTCAAATATTCTGCTGCTTCATATGGATTAAAAATTGTTGTAATAAGCCTGTTATCATCATCCCCATATTTAGGGTCAATAATTGTAACTGGTGCATTAAAAATGTTTTTATCATCTAGTCCTAATTTATCTGCATATCCATCTAAGATCTTAAAACTTGCAACTTGCAAGGCATGAGAAATTAACCCAGAAGCAGGGTCTTTTAAAACTTGATACCCAGAAACATGAATGTGTCCACAAGTTAAAACATGGTCTTTCCAACCCATCTGAGCTGCTTTAGCTACCCCATGTGCAGTATTCCACATTGAATAGCCCTTAAAAGTATGCCTAGCATTAATTCTAATATTTCTTTTGTTAGGAAATTTCAAATTCAATCTTGCACCCCATTTATCATAAACCCCTTGATGCCCTCTCATTATAAAATCAAGAGGGTCACCATCACCTGACCACACATCATGATTCCCTGCCACTAAATACAGCCAATTAACACTATTAACAAAATGCTCTGTAAGCCTCCAAGATTCTTTGGCAGTTGTGGATTGTTGTCCATACAAGAAAGATAACCTACCTATCCAATTGTTCTGAACATCTCCAAGATTACCAGCAAACATACCATCTGTTTTATTTATAAGGTTGCAAAGAGAGTAGATTTCTGCAATATCTGTACCATCATCATCTATGTGGGGGTCACCAAAATGGCATATTCCTATTGCACCATTTGTTTTTATATCTATATTAACTAATCGTTTTGCTTCTTTACCCTTTATTTTAAAAGAATATTTTTTTTTCCTATGTTCAATTAGCTCATCAATAGGTATGTAATCAGGATCAATTTCTTGTTTTACAAATTCAGACTTTTCTAAGATAGTAGGGTTCACAGTTCTTTTCCCACAACTGTCGCACATCCATTGTTGCCTTTTGCTATTTGCCCTGTAAAGAAAACCAAATTTTCTAATTGTCCTACTTCCACAGTATTTACAGCCAATAATATTTCCATCAACATCTTGGACACTACCTTCAACCATATTTTGCTACAATCTCAATAAAGTGTTCTGGAGTTCCAGCACCCTTTGATGTGTTATACCATTGTTTCCAATATGCTGCTTGATCATCTAATGCAGTAGGCATCTTCTTTGGAACTCTCCAATAATGCAATCTACATACTACAATTCCAGCAATAAGGTTTGTTGTTAATACTTCTCTCCATTTATCTTCGTCTGGGCTTGTGAAATAACTCCAATCTAAATGACATATTTCAGCAACTCTTTTTAATAAGTCTTTTCTGTATTTTAAATAATCATTGCATAAAGAGACCGCTACCCAGGGCTCGCATTGCCAAAAACCTCTAGCAATATTATTTCCACCTTTCTGCATTATATATTTGTATTTAGACTCTACTAACCCTGTTCTGAATACCAACATTTGAGCATCTTGGCTTGCATACTTAGAACCCATCTTTGTGAGAGTGTCCTTTATAACAGTAAGCATCTGTAATGAGTCAATCATTATTTACCCTTAAAAACACCCTCAAGCACATCTGTTACTACATCTACCACCTTTTCAAAAAACACTTGTTCTTTATCTTCAGATACAAATGGGATGTCAATACGCTTATTTATTGCAGATGCAATTTTTTCAGTCATCTCTTCAGAACCTAGATGTCTAACTGCTTCTTCCTGCATTTTTTCAGCTTGTTCTTCAGCCAGTCTAACTAGCATTGATTTAATGTCCATAGTATTTCCTTATTTTATAGTTGTTAATAAAAAAGTAATTATTGCCATACCACCAAGAATGTAATTTCTCCAATTTTCAAGTGACCTTGTTCTACCATTAGAAATCTTTAATTGCTCTTTAATGTCTGGTAATTCTCTTTGAAGAATAGTCTCAATTTTTGCAAGTCTTTCCCTAATCTCACCTCTATAATTATCTACATTATCATGTTTTGAGTTGCCAATATAATCCATCATCTTTTTTTCTTAATTATTTTTTTTGTTTTACCACTTGATGTTCTAGCATACTTGTATTTTTTAGTCTCCCTGATCAAAGTTCCATAATACCTTTTGCCACCATACATCCAACTAACTTTTTTTGCCATTACCACTTCACCTTATTTGCCCAATAGGCAGCACTACTGCGACCTTTGGCTATGTTCTTAGCATGACGAGCTTTAAAAGCTGCCCTTCTTGCCCTAGATGCTTTTGTTCTTGGGTTCTTTCCTGCACCTCTTACACCTTGCTGACCAAACCTTATCAACTTAGTAAGTGTTCTACCACCTTTCTTGTACCTTGCAAGAACAACATGGGATTTACTAGGATGACTTGGTGTTCTTTTAGGTTTATTATAACCACTTAAACCAAATCTTTTTAATCTAGGGTCTTTAGCCATCAATGCCTTCCATTTATTCTAGACAAAGAACCTTTTACTTCTGATATTTGATTATCCAGGTCGTTTATTTCTTTTGTCATAGCATCAAATTTTCTATCTAGTTTATCATCGGATTGGTTCCACCTGTTAATTAATTTGATTACCATTCCTTCCATGTTTTCAAGTGTTTCACTTTGACCTTTATTTTCAATTTTTAAATTTTCTAATGTTTCTTGTTGCTGTGCAGCCTTGTTTGACATTTGAACAACTAGATAAACAAACATCGCACCGACTACCCCAATCATCCCTGCTTCGCCATATATTTCCATAAAAGACATTATTTCTTCTTCTTTTTACCAAGTGCTTTTTCGTACCATTTTAATTCTTCTTCCATTTCAGCAAACCTTTCTTGCTCTTCTAATATGTGTTTTTCAACTAATTCTGTAATTGTATTATTGGCATCCAGCATTCCTTTTTCTAATTCTGTGATCCTTTGAATAACTGAATAATATGAGTACACAAGCCCAGCAATAACAACGGCTGATTGAAGTAACCATTTAATGTTAATTGATATAATAGCGTTATCATCAACTACTGCGCCTCTGTAACTTCGTGCTGTTTTAGGTTTTTCACTCACTTAACTTCCCAACCACATACAGACCAGCCAGAATCACACCCTGCTAGTATAAATATAATTAACAGGAATATCATAACTTGTATTAGTTTCATATTTTCTTTTTACTTTTATTTTCATAATACCATCCACCACGCAATAGCTGTTTCTACTACTATATCAGCCATTGTATTATATGCCCATCTAGTTTTAGTCCTATATGGCTCATAATTCTCTATTATCCACTCAAAAACCTCCCAAGCTATACCAACTATAAGCACACCCAAAACACACCACAAATCACTAAAATCAAGCCATTGAAATATTTTACATAAAAATGCCCCTGCTGCTAAATGATAAGCTGTCCAACCATCAAGCTGCCCTGTTTCTATTTGCCAACTAACTAATTTTGTTAATGGGCTTTTCATCTTGCCTCCACTTTATTATTTACTATTTTATGTTTTACAATATCAATACGCCCATGATCATCAGAGTCTTTTAATTTTACACACTCCTTCACATACGCTTCTTCAATGGTTTTAAAACTGTCACTTTTTTTAATTATAGACTCACCATTTCTAAGAAAATATCTTTTACTACCTGGGTATGTTAATGTGATAAAAGTTCCATCAGCCAACTTTACTTTTTTGCTCATCCCTTTTTTATTATTAAGGTGAATCACCACATCATTATCATGGGCATATCTTACAATCATTACTCTACTTCAGCCTCAACTTCTTCAGGTTCAGCTTTCAAAGAGTCTGTTAGTTTTTTTACAAAAGCATCTTGAGCAACTCGTAACTGGTCACCAGTAAAGGCATTTGTATTTAACTTGTTTTGCAAGTCTCTAACGTGAAAGTAGCACACTTGCTCTTCTTCTTTCATATCCTGAACAACATATTCTTTATCTTCATAAGTAAATGTCTCAGGCTTTTCTTTTTTGTTTTTAGCCATTGTATTTCCTTGTTAGTTAATTAAAGTTTTTTAAAATCTTCTATTGCTTTTGCTAGTTCATCACTTTCTGCTTTTGCCCTTGCTATCTCTCTATCATAACGAGCCTTTTCTATTTCTAATCCAGATAAAGACCATTCTTGTTTCGAATCATCTAAGGCTTCGCCAGTTTCGCTATCAAATCGTTTCTGAGCTAAGACAACATGAGCTTCTTTTAAAACATTGTCATCACTATCTTTTACTTCAGCAACCTTTTCAAATGCAACCTTCTTTGCAGTTTTTAATGTGCTGTATTTAGACCATTTCATTATTTATCCTTTGCTATCTTCATACGCTTTTTTAACTGCATCTGTCCATAATGTATCAGCCAATGCTTTGACCTCATCAGATTCACCACTTACATCTGCATCTGGCATAAATGATGTTCTATGGTATGAAAATGATATTTCTTTACCATCTTCCAAAATAGCAGTTTTTGTTCGTTGTTGAATGCATTTATATTCTCCACGAACCTCATAATCGTATGTTATTTTCTTTTCTAAAGCCATTTTAACTCCTTGTTATTTCCAGTATAATATCCATTATACAAAGTATGTTGCTTGAATTATTGCATGACCATCTGCTGACCATTCTGCTCCTGTCATAGCAGAGCCTCCAGTAGCCACATCATTGATATAAAGAAATAAAGACGAACTATTGGCGGCTATATATCCATCAATATTGTACCCAGCAGTCACATTAAGATTTAAACCGAGTCCAATATTTCCTACAGATTTATATTTATCATCGTTTCCAGCCGTAAATGGAAGTCCGTTTATTTGTATTCCACCAGATACAGAGCCTAAACTACTTGTTTGGATTCTTCCAACTACTGTTACTTGCCTTCCAATTTTTGTATATGTGCCTTCTGTATTAGCCGCAGATGTTGCATTATTACTACCATCTGAAAGAACTGGTGTCCAGTCGCCTTCTTCATAATCATCTAATATGTTTGCATCTCCACTTGCTGATTGAGTGTCTGGAAATTCAACGCCTTGACAAACTATTTTGTTATTATCAGCCCTTACTGCCGCACCTTTATCTTGCCCCATAAAAACATCGGTTACATCTGCATTACCAAGTGTTACTGAGTTATCTGCTTGCCCTGTTGCATTATATCCGACTACTGTTTGGTTTGTGCCAGTATTGGCAGATGGTGCAGTACTTTTTCCTAAACAAGTATTCTGAACGCCTGTGGTAAGAGCTATTCCGCTACTATCTCCGAGAAGAGTATTTTCCGCAGATGCTCCTTGCATATCCCTACCAGCACTTGCACCTATTGCAGTATTTCGGTCACCAGTTAATGCTGTACCTGTGTTTCCTCCTAATGTATTATATCCATAACCTGTATTATAATCTCCGCTTGTAACACTTTTTCCGCTGTCCCATCCGATAGCAGTTGAACCAATACCAGCTCCCAATGATGTAAGAGCATTTTTTCCAATTGCAACGGTTCCTGTTTGAGCATTTCCGCCTGTGCTATTCATTGCATTATAGCCTATAGCAACACAGTCTATTAATGCCGCCGCTCCACCAGTTCCAGCATCATTTCCTATAATAACATTTCCATCTGTATCATCGTGATTGATTGCATTGCCAGCATCTGTTCCAATAATAGTACTGTTTGTTTCTGAACCATCAGCCGCTGAAAATGCTCTTCCACCTACTACAGTATTTGAAGTTCCAGTAACTAATGCAGTAGCTGCAGTATGTCCTATAATTGTATTTAAACTTCCTCTTAATGCCGCCCCAGCACTTGCCCCTATAACTGTTGAATGAGTTCCAGAGGTCATAGCTGCTAAAGCACCATATCCAATTCCAATACTTCCGTCAGCCGCATCATTATTAATTGCCCCTCCAGCATCATTACCTATCAATACCATCTCATCTTGAGTAGTCAGGGCAACGCCGGTACCTCGACCTACTAAAACATTAGAATTTCCTGTTGTGATGTCTCTACCTGCATAATAACCCAAGCAAGTGTTGTAGTCTCCTTGAGTAATGTCTTGAAGTGCTAATGCACCAAGGGCGACATTACCTTGAGAACCATTCATAGGAGAGTTCATAGAAAGATACCCAATACCAATATTTTCGCTTGATGCGGCAGTCGCCCATGTTCCACTTCCAGCAGCATACCCCATAAATATATTTCCTACACTACCATCTAAAGTACCCATTGCATCACCAGCATAGTGACCAATCGCAATATTTGCAGTGGAATTAGCGTGATTTAAATTCACTAAAGCATCTCTGCCTATTGCGAGGTTATCATTTGCTGTTGTATTAGCGGCTAGGGCACTATTACCGATTGCTACATTGCCATCTCCGCTGGTATTTGCTTTTAATGTTTCTGTACCTACTGCTGTATTTGCTTGACCAGTAGTAAGAATTAATGAACTTACTCCAACTGCTACATTATTATTTCCACAATTAGCTGATAATGCTTGGTATCCTAATGCTGTATTCCAAGCTCCATCATCAGTTGCATCCATACATTCATAACCAATAGCAGTGTTTTTTGCTCCAGTTGTCAAAGAGTATAATGCACCTTTTCCAATACCAATTACGCCATCAGCGGCATCAGTTACATTTCCATTAGCTACAGCAGATTCTCCGATAGCTATTGCATATCCTACGCTTGTGGATGTTTTTAAAGAATCATTTCCAAGTATTACATTGTTATGCCCATCCGTGACAGACTCTGCTGCACCCTTACCTACTGCAACATTAAAACCACCAGTAGTAATCTCGTGCAGGGCATTTGAACCTACCCCAGTATTGTTACTATTGGCGTTATCTGACGCACCTAATCCAGCATCATTACCAACAAAAGTGTTATCACTTCCAGTATGGTTGCCCCAACCAGCACTTACGCCTATGTTAGTATTCCTATCTCCAGTTGTTAGTCTATAAGATGTTCCGTGTCCAATAAGTGTATTGTTTATACCACCAGATGCTATGCTACCACCTGCATAATATCCGAGCAGTGTGTTTGCACTTGTGCTATCTGTTCCACCAGTACCACCAGCATCATTATTACTGAGTGAGATTCGGGAGTTGGAATCAAGTTGTAATTTTTTTGAACCACCTGAAATGAATGTCAAATTATCCGCACCATCTTGCCCCATTCCAGTATTAGTATCATCTGCAAATGTAAATGCTGGAACTGTACTGCTTGGTGCGCCACTATATAAATACCACCCACCAGCATTTCCACTTTTTACATTTTGAGTAGCATCAATAGTTAAGCCTGTATTTGTAGCATTTTCTCTAAATATATGACTTCCTCCTGTCGGAACATCATAATACATATTGTTATTCCCACTGCCTCCAGCTGTGAATCCTAACTTGCCTGTATCTGAGACAACCCCATTAAAAGAAATAAGACCAAAATTAGTATTCCCTGTATTTTGACCTATAATGACAGATTCTGTCATTCCAGAAATATCAACTTTTACATTAGCACTAAAAGTAGTTAGACCATCAGACCCAATTCTCATTCTTTCAGTAGGAGATGAAGAACCATCAGCAGAGGTTAAAAAAACCAAATCTGCTGGCATATCTGTGCCTTGAGATGATGTTGCTATACTGGTGGCGTTTATCTGAGCTCCTTCCCTATCATGTGCTCCATCAAACCCAGTAAAAGACAATGC